AATAAACACGTCATATGGGTTTGTCTTGGATTTTATTTACAGGCTCATGCTGTTTATAATATGCTCAAGTCAGATGCAAAGCTTAAAAATTTTGAAGACTTTGACTGGTATTTCTGTGGTTGGTCGCAGGGCGGTGCAAGCTCAATGATAACAGCAATTCTTATTAAGAAAAAACGAAAAATCAAAAGTCATTACATCGGATATGGAACGCCTGCTTTTGTTTTCGGAGAAAAATCAATTAATCTTTTGAAAACAGCTTTTATCAGCTTTAATAATTTTTTGTATCATGGTGACTGGATAAGATATCTTGTTCCGTTATGCAGTAGGTTTGAATCAGAAGACGTGATACCGTACAATCAGCCGAATAATCTTGATGCAAGACATAGAGTTTATGGAAAGTGCCATTACGCATACGAAGGTGATATATGAATAAATACAGAAACGTAAAGACTGTTGTAAACTGTTGTAAATGGAAAATAATTCAAGCAGTAGAATTATTTGTTTTAATATTATAGAATTGAGATGCGACTAGGGAAAGCTAACCGAAAAGCAATGTTCCGTAATTGCCTGTCGCATCTTCTTTTTTACGGAAAAACTAACGGAGGTTTTATGAAATATTATAATCCTTTAGAAGTGTCTTTAATACTTGGTGTAAAACAAAATACCGTTCGACATATCGCTTCTAAATTAAAAATCTTAAAAGACTGTAAAAAGAACGGTAGAACTTATTTGTATACAGAAGAACAAATTGAAATAATGAAAAATAGGCAACAAAAAGTTTATGCTCAAGTGCCAGTAGTTTGTTCAAATTGTGGTAAGGAATATACTATCAGTAAATGTTATCTAAAAAGAAATTATATCCATAGGTTCTGTTCTAAAAGATGTGAAGGAGAATTTAATTCACATCACAATTCTATAGAAAATTGGCAAGGTGGCTGTATTGGGCATAATGGATATAGATATATTCGTATAAATGGCAAACAAATAGAAGAACATAGACTTGTAATGGAAAGGCACTTAGGACGAAAACTCAAAAGTTATGAGCATGTACATCATAAGAATCACAATAAGCTAGATAACCGTATTGAAAATTTACAAATATTAACCAATTCTGAACACGTAAAATTACATAGACAGAAAAACAAAAAGACTGAAAAAATTTGTATAAGATGTAACCAATTAAAATTTATACATGGGCGAGGTTTATGTCCTACGTGTTATCATTACGAATTAACTAAAAGAAATTTACATAAGTATGCGAAAGAATAAATATAATAACATTAAGACTATAGTAGACAACAAAGTATTCTCGTCTAAGAAAGAAGCCGCAAGATATGGAGAGCTGTTAATTTTGCAGAAAATGGGTGCTATCTGTGACTTGGAGCTTCAGAAACGCTTTGAGATATGCCCGAAGAAAAACAAAAACAACAGGGCAAGATATTATGTCGCTGATTTTGTTTATACTGACAGGCGGACAAATAAAAAGGTTATTGAGGACGTAAAAAGCTTTATTACCAGAAAAAATGCTCTTTATTCGTTAAAAAAGGCTTTAGTGCTTGCTCATTATCCAGAATATGTATTTAGAGAAACTTGAAATCAGTTAAAGTTTATTTCATATGCCCGAAATAAATTTAATTGACAAATAGCACTTTAAGCGTGTATTTTGAGTGTAGATATAGATATTCCAAAGGAATATGCAAAGCAAAAATCTTATCTTAAATCTCCAAAGGGGAAAAAATAATGTTAAACGAAGAATTTCTTTCCGGTTTGTTAGGAAACGAAGAGATTTCTGCTGAGGACAAAATCAAGCAGATTATCGCAGAACATGAAGCTGACACTCGTGGTTTGCTTCAAAAACGTGATGAATTGTTGGGTAGCGAAAAGAAGCTCAAGGAGAAGATTCTCGCTTTTGAAAAAGGCAATGAAGAGTACAATTCCAAGATAAAAGGTCTTGAAGAAATGCTTGAAAAAGCAAACAACGGAGACCAGAAAGCGAAGGAGTTTTACGAAACAAAACTTGCCGATTTGCAGAAAAATTATGATGGTCAGATTTCAAATCTTACATCTGAAAGAGACCAGTATAAGAATCTGCACCTTGCATCATTGCGTGAAAAGGCAATTGAAGAAGGTATAAAAGACCTTAATTTCGTTCCCGGCTTGAAGCAGGGTTTTATTGCTCGTGTTCTTTCACTTAATCACTTTGAGCCGCAAGATATTCCGGGTCAAGGTATGAAGTTTCTTAATCAGGAAAATCATACAATTGAAGAAGCAATCAATTCGTTTGCGCTTACATCAGAAGGTAAAGCGTATATTGCAAATCCTTCTACTGGCGGCGGTGCGAGAGGTTCTTCTGGTGGTGCTATATATGGCGGTATGCCTAAACAGGTTTCAAGCCAACAGCTTAACACCATGTCTGATGAACAGATTATGGAATTTGCCCTTAAAGGTGGGCAAGTAGTATAGTAATTTATTAACAAAGGAGTAGCCGAAGGACAGGCGCGAATATTCTTAATGGCTTAGTGCCAACTTTGTATCGTTCTCTTAATACAGTAGCAAGAGAACTTGTCGGTGCCACAATGGCAGTAACACGTGATTCAAGTTCAGAAGCAGTTGCGGTCGGACAGAAGATTGAGTTTCCGATTGTACCCACAGCATCACTCCGTGATGTAGAGCCTTCTGCAAATGTTCCAAGTGTAAGCGGTGATAATGTTGGAAAACGCACTCTTGAAATCACACAGTCAAAAGCCGCAGATGTTATTTGGACTGGCAACGAACAGGTTGCTCTCGGTGGAATGTATAACCGCATCCTTGAGGACCAGATTACTGAGCGTATGCGACAGCTTGCTAACGCAGTTGAAGAGGACTTGCTTTCAGTTGCAGTAGCAGAAGGTCTTAACGCTGGTAACTCTGTCGGAACAAGTGGAACAACTCCATTTGGTAGCAGTCTTGCAGAACTTACCGCAACACTCAAAAAGTTGCAGGACAATGGTGCTCCGACATCAGACTTGCAGGCAGTTTTGAATACAGCCGCATCTATGTCACTCCGTAATCTTGGTCAGTTGCAGAAAATTAATGAAGCCGGAACTAGCACACTCTTGAGACAGGGTGAGATTGGAAATCTCATGCGTTTTGCTGTTCGTGAATCAAGCGGATTTAAGACACATGTTAAAGGTACTGGTTCTGGCTACCTCGTAAACGGTGCGGCATCAGCAGGCGATACAGAAATTGCTATCGATACGGGTACAGGCACTTTTGTTAAGGGTGACCTTGTAACATTCGGTTCTGATACTACCAAATATGTCGTTGCAGAAGATGTAGCTAACGGTGGTACAAAACTTAAGCTTGTTACACCATTGCAGTCAGCAGTTTCTGACAATGCCGCAATCGCAATCGGTGACAACTATCTTGCATCAGTAGCGTTCCCACGTTCTGCAATTTGGCTTGCTACAAGAACTATTCCAGTACCACAGGGCGGTGATGCAGGAATTGCTTCACGTACAATTACAGACCCAGTTTCAGGTTTGTCATTCGGTGTAACGCTCTATCCGGGCTATAAACAGAATCAGCTTGAAATCAGTCTTGCATGGGGTGTTGGTGTCATCAAACCGCAGTTTGTTGTACCAATTCTCGGCTAAGGAAAAAGACCGTCCTGAAAAGGGCGGTCTTAGGGAGGCATAAATGGCAACAGTAAGAATGAAAAAAGGCGACAAGTACGCCGATATTTTTGATTCGCCTGAAACAATCAGGCAGGCACAGCTTGAAGGCTATTCACTTGTAAAAGGTGAGGGCAAGTCTGGCAAGGGTGAAAAAGACAGTGGCTCTGAAGGCTCAGAAGGTTCTGAAGGTGATAAAAACCCTCAGACACCGAACGAACAGGGCAAACAGGGCGGAAAAGGTAAACGCTAAAACTTAACGAGGCAGGATAATGATTGTCGAAGATGGAACAGGATTAGAAGATGCAAACTCATACACTAGCTTGGAATTCGCCGATGATTATTTTTCTGCTCGTGGCGTTTCTGAGTGGCAAGTTCTTGAAACATCTAAAAAAGAACAGCTTTTAATTAAAGCCACTGACTTTGTTGACAATATTTATCAGTGGTACGGTAGAAAAGAATTTGAGCATCAGGCATTAAGATTTCCAAGAATAGAATTGAGGGATTATGAAGGTGCTGAAATAAATGGAATCCCGACCTGCTTAAAACTGGCGATTTGTGATGCCGCACTTATTGCATTAAACGGAACTGAATTATTCCAGACACAGAATGAAAATGGTGATGTAGTGTCAGAAACCATTACAACACTTTCTTTTACTTACTCACAGAAAGAAAACAAGAAGACAGCTAATACAACGCTATATGATGTTCTCAACACAAAATTAAGAGGTTTGTACAGAGAAAATACAAATAGAATAATCAGCGGAAAAGTTATGAGGGTGTAAATTATGGATTACCAGAAATACGCCAAGAAAGTATTTAGCAAATTACAGAAATATGGAAATGCTGAACCGACAAATATTACTATAATACGTTCCGGAAAAATAGTTTATGACCCAAAGACGAATACTCGCACCAATACAGGTGAAGAGTTTTCCGGCGTAGCAATTCAGCGAAATTTCAATCAGAGGAATATAGATGGTGTGAATATCAAGTTTGGAGATATCCTGCTTATGGCTCAGCTTCCAAAACGACCACAAAGTAATGACACCGTATGTTTTTCTGGAAGAAAATATACTGTGGTAAATGTTGAGCCACTAAACGTAGACGGCTCAGTAGATATATTTGTAAACATACAAGCGAGGTAAATTATGGAAGCAACAGAAAGTATGTCAGGTTCAGGATTATCCGAGAGAAAGGAACTTTCTTATGTTGACAGAATGTATGCAGAATACAAGGAACTGAACGAACGTATTCATAAGCTCAAAGCAAAGATAGACAACGGCGAGTTTATGCACGATATTGGAGTGGAAAAAGCAAACCTTTTAATTGCTCAGTATCATGCAATGGAAGTGTATGGATTTGTTCTTGCACAGCGGCTTGCACTTGAAGGTGTTGATACTGAGGTATAAAAAGTATGGCTGATATTGATAATAAAGTAATTAATGACAATAAGATTTTTGTAGATGTTTGTGGTATTCCATATCAAGTTGTTGAGGTAGATTCAAACTGCCGGACCGACATGAGTATGGGTCGGTCAGATTCCAAAACAGCGACAATCACAATCAATAAGGATATGCCGAAAGAAGTGAAAGAATCTATACTTATACATGAATGGATTCATTCTGTTTTAGACTGCACAGGTTTTACAGAATATACAAATGATGAAAGACTTGTTTGTGCATTGCAGAATGAGCTATACAGAGCAGGATTCCGGGTGAAAGCTATATGAGTGGAAAGACAGATAAAAAAATCAGAAGGATAATCAGGAAAAACCACCAGAAAATTTCTGATGACCTTGTAAGGGAATTGCTAGATGCACCTTTTAAATTTCGTTTTGTATTTGCTATGAAAATTATTTTTCGGAGGAAATCAAAATGAAAAACAAAAAGGGATGTGTTAAAATGAAGACTGTCGGTGTTCCACTTGAAGAAGTTGCAGAACGTCTCAAGAAGCTTGCTGAACTTGCTGAACCCCTGGGAATGATGGTTCTTTCTCACTCGACTGCAAGTTTGTCATTTGGTAAGAATATCCATACTGTGAACAGCCTTACTGTTGATGTTATGCTGTTTTCAGATTGTGATGAAGGTTAAATAAAATGTCTAAATGGTCTTTGGATTTGACAGAATACGCCAGAAAAAAAAAGGTAGAAATAAAGAAAGTCAGAAAAACTTATGCTTACGCCTTGTATTCGTCAATCGTGAGAAAGACCCCTGTAGACACAGGAAGAGCAAGGGCAAACTGGAATGTATCTATAGGTGAACCAGATAGTTCAACTACAGAGAAAACAAGGAAAAGTCCGAAACCCTTATCTTCAATGCCTGAACCTAAAGGTGATGAATCGATATTTATTACCAATAATTTGCCGTATATCGAAACTCTTGAGTATGGTGGTTATCCAAAAAAACCAAAGGGTGGAAACGACAAGACAATAAACGGTTATTCAAAGCAAGCACCAGAAGGAATGGTTGGTGTTACACTTGCGAACAATGAAAATATTTTTAACGCCGCTGTTGAGGCAGTTAAAGGACATGGTAAATGACAGAGTTTGACATTCAGGATAGTCTTTTTAATAAGTTTCGTACTCTGGACGTTTTTGCTCGTGAAAATGGATATACAGGCGAACCGTTCCTTAAAACAGCCGATGTAAACGGTGAAACCGTTTACAAGAATGTTCATTTTCCAAATGTTCCGTTTAGTGTACCTGATGATGGTGACTGGTATGACCTTACGTTCATAAATAATGAGCCAGTATCAGCCGCTATAATGGAAGGGGCACAAAACAGATACACAGGTGTTCTGTATATCGACATTTACTCACCGATAGACAGCGGTGAGGCAGAAGTGCGTAATAAATATGAGTGGATAGTGAGGCTGTTCTCTCGTGATTTATATTTTGATGATGTGGTGATAATGCGTTGCTATATCTCACACAAAGGAAACGATGCCGTAAGCTACAAACTGCAAGTTGCGGTTGAATGGACGGCTGATATAGACAAGGAGTAGCTGAAGGAGTACACCAGCAATAACAAATCGGATAAAGACATATTACACTCTTTATTCTGTTGAAGAAGTAGAAGGTGACGTACCTGCAAACCCAGAATTGCAGCCTATGCGTTATTCAGACTGCGGTATCGAAGGTACAACCGAAAAGATTGAATCGGACGTAGTTCTTCCGGGCACACGTATTCCGTCAACGCCAGAACTCGGTTCAGAATCGAACTCGGGTGACGTTAGCACTGAATGGAACATTGACGAGCAGGACGAATGGTTTGCGGGCGTTATGTGCGGTACTTGGGAAACAGACCCAGAAAACGCAAGAAGAAAGACGCTCACTCTTGGTGACGCGGTTCATTCATTCTCGCTTATCAAGAAATATACACAGAAGCCTATCGCTTATCAGCATTTCAAGAAAGCATTCTTGAATCAGCTTACGATGGACTTTGCGACAGACGCTTTCGTAAAGCTTACATGGAACTTCATGGGCTCAAATAACCCTGTAAAAGTTCCGACAGACCCGATTGCTTCAAAATCGCCTGAATACCTTGATGCAGGAACATCGAAGTCATTCCTTACAAGAAGCGGTTTCTTGCAGTTCGGCGATGACGTGGGCCATCTGACAGCAATCAGACAGTCGCCGTCTTTGAACATCACCATCAACAACAACATGGAAAAGACACCTGCTTTGTTCGAGACTGAATCAATCGAGAACACGCTCGGCGATTTCGATGTTTCAGGTACGATGGACGTTTACAACGCCGATGATACTGGACATGAACTTTACAACAAGGCTGTAAGAGGTCAGGACGCTGTAATTCAGGTTGCTGTAGAACGTACTGTAAACGGTGTAACAACAAGATACACCTTGACACTTAACGTGCATCTTGAAGCACCGACAGAATCAAAGAACGGCAACAAATTGCAGTTTTCTGTTCCGTTCACATTGAACGCTGTTGATGATTTCTGCCTTGAAAAAGTTACAGAAGGTGACCCGATTGTTGTAGCAGAAACACCAGTATTTGATAACGTTCTTTCTGACGTTACTTATACACAGGGCGAAGAAGCTGATATTCTTGACGGTACAGCAACAGTTCAGGACGGCGGACGTATCAGATATTCTTGGAAGAAAGACGGTACAGAAGTTGTTCCAACTGCAAAGTACAGACCAAGTACAGCAGTTGCAGGCGTATTTGTGCTTGAAGTTACAGCAACCAACAAACTCGGTGAATCTACTGCATCAGCAAAGCAGACGCTCACACTTACAGTTACAGCAGCCGTTGACGCTGAAACACCTGTATTTGACGGTACTCTTGCAGATGCAACTTATACAACAAGCGATACACCGACAGTACTTGACGGTACAGCAAGCGTTGAAGACGGCGGAACAATTAC